GCATCTGAAGTAGCTCAAAATACTGAGTTTTGTATTTGGAGAGGTGATGTTGCAGCAGCAGCTAATAATTCATTTGATGGATTTGAAAAACTAATAGCAGCAAGTGCAGCAGCAGGAGATATTCCAGCAGCTCAACAAGTAGCAGCAGTTGGTGGTGGTGGATTAAGCGCAGCTAACATTATTGCAGAACTATCTAAGGTAGTAGATGCAGTACCACCTGCACTTTATGGTAAAGAAGATTTATTCTTATATATTGGTTCAGCAGCAGCTAAATTCTACGTTCAAGCGTTAGGAGGTTTTGCAGCAGCAGGATTAGGAGCAAATGGTGTTCAGAATATGGGAACTCAATGGTGGAATAACGGAAGTTTAACTGTCAATGGTGTGAAAATCTTTGTATGTCCAGGAATGAGCCCAAACAAAATGTATGCAGCTCAAAGAAGCAATTTATACTTTGGAACTGGTTTGTTAAATGACACAAATGTAGTGAAAGTACTAGATATGCAAGATTTAGATGCTTCTAACAATGTAAGAATGGTAATGAGATTTACGTCTTCAGTACAATTTGGAATTGCTAGTGATTTAGTAGAGTACGCATAGTAATTAATTAATCAATAAAATAGGGTAGGTAGGTTTTATCTGCTTACCCTTTTTTTATATAAATAAAACAATAATATGGGATGTGCAATAACAACAGGTAGAAAACTACCTTGCAAATCTGCCTTTGGTGGAATAAAAAATATATATTTTAGCGAATATGGTTTAATTACTGGTGTTACAGTAGAAGATGTTACTTTTGTAGCTACAATAGTAGGAAGTCCAGTTTGGTTTGAGTATAATGTAAAAGGAGTGTCATCTTTAGAAACTACTGTAACAAGTAGTAGAGATAATGGAACTACTTTTTATACACAAACATTAAATATGACATTAACTTTTTTAGATGCAAAAACACAAAACGAATTACAAATTCTAGCACAAGCTAGACCTAATATTTGCGTTGAAGATTACTATGGTAATTTCTTCTTATGTGGATTTGAGAATGGAATGGAATGTACTGGTGGTACAGTAGTTACAGGAGCAGCAGCAGGAGATTTAAGTGGGTTTACTTTAACATTTGAAGGAATGGAAGAAACAGCACCTTATTTCTTAAAAGCAGCATCACATCCTGTAGCAAGTTCATCACAAATTGTTCCTACTCCGTAATAGGTTTTTACAATTATAAAACGAAGCATCCTCAATGGGTGCTTTTTTTTTGCTTTATTCTTTATGCAAATATGATTAATTATTACGTTATATAAATAATGATAATATTAACTACATCAGCAGCATCTCAAGAGTTTAAGGTTATACCTAGACAATATGATGATAGTGCCTTTACTATTAGAGTTAGAGACGACAGTACCAATATTACAGTTGATTATTTAAATCAGTCAGGAACTACAGTAGGAAACTATTTAAAAGTTAATCTTGTATTTAATCCTGTTTTAGTTGAAGCACATTTTTATGATTTAGCTATGTTTGTGGACTATAATTTTTGGAATACAAATAATAGTTTGTGGAATTTATATGATGTTCTTTGGCAAATTGACTCTAATTTTAAAGAAGATATATATAATGACAGAATATTTTGTACTGACCAAGATATAGACCAATTAAACGACAACGACCATTATCAACTAAATAAAGGTCAATTCACCACATATAATGGGTATAATAATGAGTACATTGTAATATGAAAAATAGAAAAAGAAACAATTTAGGACAATATGCTAAAGCATCAAAGGTATCTGAGTTTGGATTTGTAAATCTTAGCACATATACTAGTCCTGAAATAAAAGAAGTAAATGGAAAAGATTGGATTGAATATGGAGGAGATAATAACTACTTTCAATACTTAATTGATAGATATAATGGAAGTCCAACTAACAATGCAGCTATTAATGGTATAAGTCAAGCTATATATGGTAAAGGTTTGAATGCAACAGATGCAAGTAGAAAACCTAATGAGTATGCACAGATGATTTCTTTGTTTAAAAAAGATGTTGTTAGAAAATTATGTTATGACCTTAAATTAATGGGTCAATGTGCAGTACAAGTTATTTACAATAAAAATAGAAGTAAAATAGCTCAATTAGAGCATATGCCAATAGAAACATTACGTGCTGAAAAGGCAAATGATGATGGTGACATCCCTGCATATTACTATTTTAAAGATTGGGTTAATATAAAGCGTAGTGATGAGCCATTAAGAATACCTGCCTTTGGAATGTCTAAGGAGAATATAGAAATATATTACATAAAGCCTTACAAATCAGGGTTTTACTATTACTCACCTGTGGACTATCAAGGTGGTCTACAATACGCTGAATTAGAAGAAGAGGTATCTAACTATCATTTAAACAATATAATGAATGGTTTAGCTCCTAGTATGCTTATAAACTTTAACAATGGTACTCCTAATCAAGAGGAAAGACAGGCTATTGAGACTAAGATTGCACAGAAATTCTCAGGAACATCTAATGCAGGTAAGTTTATATTAGCTTTTAATGATAATAAGGAAAGTCAAGCAGAGATAACTCCAGTACAGTTAAGTGATGCTCATAATCAATATCAGTTTCTATCAGAAGAAGCTACTAAGAAGATAATGGTATCACATCGTATTGTATCACCTATGCTTTTAGGTATAAAGGATAGCTCAGGACTTGGTAACAATGCTGAAGAGATTAAAACAGCTTCATTATTAATGGATAATACTGTTATAAGACCATTTCAGGAGCTTTTAATAGACACCTTTGATAGTATACTAGCTTATAACGAAATAGCCTTAAACCTATACTTTACGACCTTACAGCCATTAGAATTTACTGAAGTTGATAAGTCAATACAAGATAAAGAAGAAATAGAAGAAGAAACTGGAGTTGAAATGACAAAGTTTAGTCTTAAAATGATAGATGGAAAAGAAGCATTTGAAACAAAAGAGGAAGCTATAGCAAAAGCTGAAGAAATGGGATGTGGTGGTTATCACGAAATGGAGATTGAGGGAGATGTATATTTTATGCCTTGTGAAAGTCACACAGAATTAAAAGCTCCTTGTTGGGATGGATATGAGCAGTACGGAACTAAGATGAAAAATGGCAAAGAAGTACCTAATTGTATTCCTTTAGCAACTGAATTGTCTAATGAAATGGGAACTGTTATCCTAAACAACTTAAAAGGTGAAGTGCTGTCAGATGAGTGGGTGCAGATAGATGAATTAAAAGACAATGAAGATATAAGTGATGAAGATTGGGCAACTCTTTGTATAAAAGAAAAAAAGAGCTTATTTACTAAACTAAAAGATGAGATATATTCAAAGAATAATGGTAGTGCGTTTAGTTATTTAGATTCTAAGAATTATAAGGTTAGATACAAATATGCAGTAGGTTCAAGAAAATCTAGCTCATCAAGTAGAGAGTTTTGTGTTAATATGATGTCTTTATCTACAAAAGGTATAGTTTATAGATTAGAAGATATAGATAGAGCATCACGAGATGGAGTAAATAATCAGCTTGGACATAAAGGAAAGGCATACGACCTATTTAAATTTAAAGGTGGGGTTTATTGTCGTCACAAATGGGTAAGGGTCTTATACGCTTTAGTAAGTAATACTGAGCCATCTGAGAACTTAGGTAACTATCAAAGAACAAGAGAAATCCCTTCAAGTTATTTAAAAACACCGAGAGGTACAGCAGAATCAATAAAGGCACCAGTTAATATGCCAAATGAAGGACATTATCCAGGTGTTAAATAATTAGAAAATATGGCAACAGTATTATTTATAAATAGAACAGATTTAATCAGAAACTCCATCCTAGATGGTAATGTAGATACTGATAAATTTATACAGTTCATTAAATTAGGTCAAGAAATTCATATACAGAACTATATGGGTACTAAACTATATGATGGTTTGACTGTTGCTATTGTAGCAGGAATAGATTTAGGAGCTAATGCTCGTTGGAAACTATTATTAAATGATTATATAGTACCAATGCTTATATGGTTTGCTCAGGTGGATTATCTACCTTTTGCAGCTTACCAAATTAAGAATGGTGGTGTATTTAAACATAGGTCAGAAAATGCTGATACTGTAAGTAAAGAAGAGGTTGATTTTCTAGTTGAGAAAGCAAGAACTAATGCTGAATGGTATTCAAGAAGATTTATTGACTTTATGGCCTTTAATCAAACAACATATCCTGAATATACTAGCAATATAAATGACGATATATATCCTAGTTATGATGCTACTTTTAATGGGTGGGTACTATGACATATAAACCTAAGAATAAGAATATAGAAAAATTAAAAGTCTTTTTAAAAAGATTTAAAACAAAAACAAAAAAGTAAATATGGCAACTCTATTTAATACTAAAATATCTGTCACTTATCCAGGTCTTATTAAGACTATTGATAATACAGTAATAACAGCTACATTAAAAGAACTGACAGATGGTTCTGGAAACCAGTCAGGTCTTTATTTAAACACAGCAGGTGATTTTAGAGTTACTAGTGTATTAGAATGGGGTTCGTTAAAAGATACAGGCACAGGTGTTACAATAACGCAATTTGTAACAGCAGCTAATGGAATAGAAAACTTTAATAACGATACTACTCTGCCAACAAGTGCAGCAGTTAAATTATATGTAGATACTAAATTCTCACAAACAGATACTTTAACAGAGGTATTAGGATTTGGAAACACTACAAGCGGAAAAGACATAGCAGTAAGTGCAGGAGATGACGTTACGTTTACTGATACTTCTAAAATTTTAATGGGTGCAGGAAGTGATTTAAGTATATATCACGATGGTAGTCATAGCTATTTAGAAGATACAGGAACAGGAGATTTTAGATTAAAAAGTAATAGTGGTATTGCTTTGTTATCTAATACTAATGAAGATATGCTTTTAGCAGTACCTAATAGTTTTGTTAAATTATATTTTAATAATTCAGAAAAATTAGCTACAAAAAACACAGGTGTTGATATTACAGGAGATTTACTCGTAACAGGAACTATCACAGGTTCAGGAGGTTCATTCTTGCCACTAGCAGGAGGCACAATGACTGGTAACACAACAAACACTGCAGGTACAGAGGTTCGTTTTGGTGATAATAATGAATTGGGAATATTTCATTCATCAAGCATAAGTAATATTAGAGTTAACTCAGGTAATTTAGTAATAAGGGCAGATGACTTAAGGCTTACTAATAAAGCTAATAATAAATTTTATTTAAAAGGAATAGTTGATGCTGCAGTAGAATTATACTATGACAATTCAAAAAAACTAGAAACTACAACTTCAGGGGTTACAATTACAGGTGGTTTTTCTACAAATGCTACATCTTTTTCTAACGGAAATATCTTTTTTTATGATAACAAAATAGCAGTATTTGGAAATAATTCTGACTTACAAATCTATCACGATGGTTCTAATAGTTATATACAAGACACAGGAACAGGAAGTTTAAAAGTATTTACTAGTAATTTTGTAGTAAATAATGCAGACGATTCTCAAAATATGATTATTGCTACTGATGGAGGAGGAGTTCGATTATATTACAATGGAATTAAAAGAATAGAAACAGTTACAGATGGTGCAAAGGTTGAAGGTAATTTAGAAGTTACAGGAACGATAACTGGAGCAGGTGGTTCTTTTTTACCATTGATTGGCGGAACTATGACTGGCAATACTATTCATAATGACAATGTAAAGTCTGTTTATGGAACTAATAGCGATTTAGAAATATTTCATAGCGGAACTGATAGTTTTATAAAAGATGTAGGAACAGGAAATTTAAAGATTAGAGCTACAAATTTAAATCTACAAAGTGAGGTAGGAGCAAATTATGTTACTTGCATATCTGGGGGAGCAGTAGAATTATCTCATAACAATGTTTTAAAGTTTGCAACTACAAGCTCAGGTATATCAGTAACTGGAAACGGAGCATTTACAGGTAATGTTACAATACCAACTTCTCAAAAATTAGAATTAGGTAATAGTGCAGAATTATTTGCAACTCACGATGGTTCAAGTATAATAAGAAGTACAACAGGAAGTTTTTACATTGACAATGCAGCAGGAACTCAGTCAACTATATTTAGAACATCAGATGCAAGTACATTAGACACAACTGCTTTAATTATAAATAGAAGTGGAGATTTAATTACAGGAAGAAATGTAACTATTGCAGGAGACCTTACAGTAAATGGAACGACAACAACAGTCAATTCTCAAACACTCTCAGTAGTTGACCCATTAATAAGTTTAGCAACTGCAAATGCTGCTAATAGTTTAGACATTGGTTTTTATGGAAAATACAATGATGGAACTCCTAGATATTTAGGATTGTTTAATGATGCTTCAGATAGTAATAAATTTAAGCTATTTAAAGGTACAACAGTAGAGCCTACAACAACAGTAAATTTATCAGGTGCAGGATATGTAGCAGCCGATTTAGTTGTAGCAGATTTAGATTTTGATAATGCTACAGGAGACGGAACTATTATAATGCAAGGTACTGCAACTCAAACTATAAGATTAATTGATAATACTCAAGGGGTTACATTATCTAGTTTTGCTCAAAATTCAAGTGGGGGTTTTGGTACTTTTTCGTCTCACAATATGATTTTTTATTCTAATAGTAATGTAGCTTTAACCTTAGACACATCACAAAATGCAACTTTTGCAGGAAATGTAGCCTTAGCAGGTGGTTCACTATCTATTACAGGAGATGGCTCTAATGCAGCAACACTTACAGAAAGTAGTGTAGGAATTTTTACTATTGCAGCAGTAGATGATATAATATTAGATGCAGCAGGAGATATAGCATTAGATGCAGGTGGAGACGATATTCGATTTAGGGTAAATGGAACAACGTATGGTTCATTTAATAATGCTAGTAGCAACCTTAATATTTATTCATCAATACAAGATAAATCTATAAAGTTTTTAGGAAACGATGGGGGTACACAAATTACTGCGTTAACCTTAAATATGGCAGATGGTGGAGACGCAACTTTTGCAGGGAATGTAACTATAGGTTCATCAGGAGCAGGTAGTAATAAAACTTTAAATATTTTAACAGGTGGTACTAAAAGTTCTGTCAAATTAATGGAGGCAGGTACTGTGTATGGTTTTTCTACTGTATATGATGGTGCTTCTAATAAATTTCATATAAATAGACATAACAATAGTGCAGCAGGTACTCCTGTTTTAAGTTTAAATAGAGATGATGACAACGCAACTTTTGCAGGAACAATAAATTCAGGAAGTATTACCTCTACTGGAGTTATTACAGCAGCAACTACTTTTAAAACAGACTCAGGTAGTATGTTATTTTTTGTTCCTAATGTTGGTCAAGCATTAGAAATTGCACAAAATACAGGAAACGCAACTTTTGCAGGAGAAGTTACTTTATCAGCAGAAACTCAATATTTAAATTTTAAAAAAGCATCAACATCTGATATATTATCAACAATAGTATCTGAAACAGATGCAGGAACAGGCGGAAAATTAAGATTTTTAACTAAAAGAAATGGAGACACGCAACTTAATGCCTTAACCCTTGATGATAACCAAAACGCAACTTTTGCAGGAAATGTAACTACAGGTAATAGTGGAAATATTAATATACCAACTGCTGCTTCAGGAAATGCGAATTTAAGTTTTAATGGTACA